TCAACCCTTTTTTTCGTTTAATGGTTCGAATCCTAAAATCTCTTCGTTTTCCGCCCCAAAACCGCGCCATCCCGCCGGGCGCTCGCCTTCCATCGCCCGCGCGACTTATTGCTTATTGCCGCCTCTGCGCTCTCCCTTCCTCGCCTTCTCCCTGCGCCACGTCCAGCAGCTTCCCCAGCAGCGGCACATTCAGCCCGAAGATCTCCAAATTTTCAATCAGGCTCACCAACTCCGTGGCGATCATGTAGGTCATCGCCGCGCCGCAGACGCTCGCCACCCCCAGTCCGTTGCCCACGCTCACGCAAACGCCGACCACCAGCCACTCAAGCCCCTTCTTCATCACGCCCATCAGCAGCGCGCCGGAGGAGACCTTCCCGCTCTCCGTCTTGCGGGATTTCCCCGTCACCGCGCACAGCAGCCCGGTCAGGATGTCCGCGCCCTGCACGATGAGCAGCGCCTGCGCCAGCGGCGGCAAGCCCGTCCACCACGCCAGCGCCGCGCCGATCAGCGCGCCGATCCAGTTCACCGCGTTCGGCTTCACGCCCTTCATCACCTGCATCGTCTTTTCTTCCATCTGTGTTCCCCCTCTTTAATCCTCTCCGGCCTTGCAGCAGTATGTCCCGCTGATCCAGCCCGTGTGTCCCCGATACGTCGCGCGCAGCCAGCCGTTTCTTTCCTCCAGCACGGCGAGCCGCGTTCCGTCCGGGATCATCTGCATGTATCGCCCGTTCGGCTTTGTCCGCATCCGAAGGCCACCCCCTGCGCAGACGATGACATCCCCGTATTCGGCGCTTTTGTCGCCGCCTCCTTCTGCCACGATCATCCGATGTATGCCCAGCCCGTTCCACCCCGCCTTTTCCGTCAGCCCGGTTTCGACCACGCCGCCCCGGCTCTTGCTTGAGTGGATGATCGTGCCCCGCTCCGTCACCAGCCCGACGTGATTCACGTCTCCCGTGCCCACGCCCATGAACGCCAGCATCCCCGGCTTCGCGCCGGAAATCCCCGCCTGCTTCCACGTCAAATCGCGGTATCTGCCGCGCTTGCCGTCGCTGTCCCACAGCGCGTTCGTGCCCGCCGTCGTGTAGTGCCTGTCGCCGCCCGCGCCGGTGCGGATGATCTTCTTGATGAGGTTGATGCAATCCATCGTCCCATAATCCGTCCCGATCCATCCCCGCGCCGCGCGGATGGCCGCCTCCGCCCGAATCAAAGGCGTTCACCCTCCCGTTTTGTCGATTTGCCCGTTTTTTCTCACGTCATCGTAATCGTCAGCGTCGTGCCGCTCAGGCTGAACGTCACGCCCGCCGGCCCCTTCGGCCCCTGTGGTCCCTGCGGGCCCCGAGGTCCCGTCTCGCCCTTTTCGCCTTTTTCACCCCGCGGGCCCGTCGCGCCGGTTGCGCCCGGTTCGCCCTTTTCGCCCTTCTCGCCTTTCTCGCCCTGTGGACCCGCCGGGCCCGCCGCGCCGGTTGCGCCCGGTTCGCCGTCCCTGCCGGGGTCTCCCTTTTCGCCTTTCTCGCCCTGCGGTCCCGCCGCGCCGGTTGCGCCCGGTTCGCCGTCCCTGCCGGGGTCTCCCTTTTCGCCCTTCTCGCCCCGCGGCCCCGTCGCGCCGGTTGCGCCCGGTTCGCCCTTCTCGCCTTTTTCGCCCTGCAAACCGCGCAGTTGTTCCTTCTGTGCCTGCGTCAAATCGTCAAAGGTCAGCTCAAACACATCTCTGCCGCGTTCCATCCGCGTTTTGACCGCCGCGCCCTCCCTGCAAAGATGCACGCGCATTTTTTCCTGCTTCATGTGCATACCTCCCCAATGGCCTCCGTCACGGTCAGCGTCCCCGGCGTGCAGGGCGTGACCAGCTCCTTGAACGCCGTCACCTCGCCCTTCGCGTTTACGTCCGCGTCGAGCGCGAAACGGATGTCCCACACATAGCTCCTCGGTTTCAGCTTCGCCGTGTCGCCGCTGGCGAAGCCGATCCGCACGCGGCCGTCCGCCTCAGGTTTCAGCGTCTTCTTGAGCACGACGCGCCCGCCCACCTTTTCCCGAACGGTGAATATCGCCCTGTCCCTCTCCGTCGGCACATCGCTTTTCTCGTCGGGAATCACGGCAAGGATGCCCGTGTCACCCGCCGTAATCGCAATCTGGTTTCCGCTTACGCGAAACATCGCCTTTCCCTCCTTTCCTCGTTTACCCCGCGTTCAGCGCTTCGCGAATCGCTTCCAGGTCGTCCGCCGTCAGCGCCGGATAATCCGCCGCAATCTCCGCGAAATCCTCGCCGTTCCCGATGCGGATGCGAAACGCCCGCGCCATGATTCTTATCTTCAGGCCGTTCAGGGTTTTCATTCGTTCTTCCCTCCAATCAGTTCCGCGATCATCAAAACCATGTCGTCGCTCGCCGCCCTGAGCGCTTCAATCTCCGCTTTCTTCTGCGCCAGATCGCGCTCAAGGTTGATTTTTTCAAGATACACCCGCATCTCCGGCGGCATGCGCAGCGCGCCCTCCGGGCTGTAGTACGTGCTGTCCGCGCCCATCGTGTCGCCGATGGTCACCGGCGTGTTGCTCGGAATTTCGCGCCAGTTGGTCTCCACCTGATAGGCGCTTTCCGCAATGTTGACGACGTTGCCCGCGTCATCCAAGATGGCATATTTCATAACCGTTCCTCCTCATCAGGCGGCCGAGCGCCTGTTTCATATTTCTGCAATAGAGCTTCGTGCCGTTGTAGATCAGGCTCGTCAGCGTCACGCCGTTGTAGATGATTTTGTCGAGCTGTGTCCCGTTGAAGATCACGGGAATATTGTCCTCCTGCGTTCCCCGGAGGATGACGATGCCCGATCCGCCGTTTCCCGCCGCGCCCGGCTGTGATTTATACGGGTCTTCGTACCAGCCGCCGCCCGCGCCGCCTGCGCCGCCGCCGGTGTTGACCGCGCCGTTCTCGCCGTCGCCGCCGTTCACGGCAGTCATCGCGCCGCGTCCGCCGTTGCCGCCGCCGCCCGCGCCGCCGGAGCCGCCAACCAGCGCCATGCCGCCCGCGCCGCTTCCGCCGCCGCCTCCGCCGCCAAACGGGCCGAACCCGAGGCATTTTTCGCCTGCCTTGCCGGCAGAGCCTTGAATATTGATGTAGTATCCGCCTTTGCCGCCCTTGCCCGTTCCCGCGCCGGGGTAATCGCAGCCGCCGCCACCCGCGCCGCCGCCCGCAGACGTGTTAAATGCAGACGTTGTGCCGCCGCTTCCCGCGTATATATCGTCTCTCCAATCGTTTTTGCCTGCGCCGCCCGCGCCGATTGTGATCGTGTACGCCGTTCCCGCGTTCGCCGTCGCCGTGCCTGTTTGGATATACCCGCCGCCACCGCCCGCAAACCCGCCTACGTGCGCATAGTTTCTGTTGCTGATGGTGCCGCCGCCACCGCCCACGCATCCCACGTCAAATCTCTTCCGGTACGTGAACGTCATCTGTCCGGAGCTTTTCAGCTTGATGTACCAATAGGTGTTGTCCGAGCTGGTCTCATACGCGCCGGTATAGCTGAATTTCGGAATCTTTTTCGCCATGTGCCTTTCCTTATTTCGTCGTCGTGATGGTCAGCGTCGTGCCGCTCAGGCTGAATGTCACGCCCGCCGGTCCCGTGTCGCCTTTGTCTCCCCGGTCGCCTTTTTCGCCTTTGTCTCCCTTCGCACCCGGCTTTCCGCGTTCAATTCCGAGCGTCAGCACGAGCTTCCCGCCGCTGTCGGCCATCTGCGCCGTGCTTCCGCTGCCGTATTCCCGCGCCTGCGCCCGGATGTCCAGGTCCGCCAGCCGCTGTGCCTGCGCGTTCGCCGCCTGCACGGCCTTCTGCGTCGCCTCCGTCTGCGTCTTCGCGCCCTCCGTCGCCGCGTTCGCCTCCGAAATCGCCGTGTTGATCTTCGAAAGCGTCAGGTTGATTTCCGTCACCAGCGCGTCCCATGCGTTGCCCTGGCTGGGCGTGACCTGCGTGCTCGGCGCGGGGCGGCTGATGGGCGTAAAGCTCCCCTCGTAGCAGGTTTTCGCCCGCGATTCCCCGTCTGTCGCGCCATAGCTCACATAGACGAATACCTTCACCGCGCTGCTTCTGGTCAGATACACGTCCGGGATGTCCGCCGTCCAGCAGCCCGTCTCCTCATCATAGCTCGCGATGCGCGTTTCCGTCTGGCTGTCCCCGGCATAGCCGTATTGCGCCTGCACCGTCGCCACGTCCCCCGTGAGGAAGTCGTCCATTTCGGCCAGCTCGTCCGGCGTCGGCAACCCGCGCATCCTGAGCCGCTGACCCGTATCGTATTGGTAAATCCCGGCGATGGCCGCGCTTTTGTGCGTCCTTAATTCAAAATTGGCCTCGATCATGCGCCGCCCTCCCTTCTCATCTGCGCTTTACGGATGGCGCAGCGCCGCTCACCGCGTCCACCCTGTCCTTTGGGACGTTCGTTTTCTTCTTCCCGCTTCCCGAGCTTTTCGAGCTTTCCGCGCTCGTCGTGCTCGTTGAATGGTTCGTCACGTCGGTCTGCCGTGTGCCCGTCGTGTCGGTCGTGCCCGTCGTCTGCTGGGTGCCGGTCGTCTGCTGTCCCATCGCGGCGGAAATGGCCGTCAGGTAGTTGCTGTTGTATTCCCGGCGCTGCGTGTCCTTCAGCTCCTGCACCTTCGCCGCCAACTGGCTGGCAAAGTCCGTGTTCAGCCGTCCCTGCGTCTGGCTGTTCTGCTGTGCCGCCTGCGTGATCTGGTCTTGAATCTGCCCGGTCTTGCGCGCGTTCTCGTCCGTCAGCTCCCGTACAGCCTTCGCCAGCGCGTCGCCCTGATTGGCGAGCGTTTGCAGCGTGTAGCTGCTCCTGCCCATGCCCCGCGCAAGCGCCGCCGTCTCCACGTTCGCCTTGCTCTGGCGGTAGGCGCTGTTCTGCTCGTCGATGGCGCGCGTCAGGTTGGCCGCAAGGTTCGCGATCTCCTGCTCCTTGCTCAGCTTCGTCGTTTCAAAATTCTGCTGGCTGGCCTCAATCCCCGCGTTGAGCTGCGGCCGCAGCAGGTTTTCCGCGAACGCCGCAATCTCCTTGTCCGTCATGTTCCCGGCCACCCCGCCGAGAATCTGGTTCAGCAATTCGCTGTCCAGCAGCTTCTTTGTCGTGCTCTGGCTCTGACTTTGGCTCTGGCTCTGGCTGTGCGCCTTGCTCGTGCTGTTTGTCGTCGAGGATTGAAACGTCTCCGTCGTCGTTCTTTTCGCCATGTTCTCACTTCCCTTCCAGCGCGTCTAACCGCTTTTTGATCTTCTCAATCTCCGCGTCCTTGAGCCTGTCCGCGTTCCAGCTCGCCATACAGAAATCGCGCAGGAACATCGTCAGGTTTCGAACGTACGCCGCAAGCGTCCCGCCCGTCTCCTGCGGAACTCTCGGTTGCTTGAATGCCATGATAAACTCCCTCCGTCAGCTTCGCTGACACCTCCCTCAAAGAGGGAGGTCTTTTTTGCGCCTTTACGCCTCTTTTGTTCATCGCATGCCTTCTTTTAATCACTCCCCCTGCCTCCCTCTTCGAGGGAGGTGGTCGCCTCAGCGACCGGAAGGAGTTAAACCTCGTCAAGCGAATACTCCGCCTGCACCCCGCCGTAAATCCGCCAGCCCGCCGCCTTCGCGTGGCTTCTGATTTTCAGCTTCATCCGAACGCCGCTCACCTGAATCTTCACCCGGTAGTCCTTTCTCTGCCTTTGCAGCAGAACCACCCGCGTCTTTTCCCTGCGCTCGGTCTTGATCGTCATTTCAATCGGCACGTCGTCCGCGTCCGCGTCGGCGGTAAACCGCAGCACAAAGTCGCGCTTCATGTAGGCCTTGCCCAGATCGAGCCACGGCGTTTCCCACAGACATTCCATCGGCGCGCCCAGATAGCCGCCGCTCGCCGGGTCGCCGTAGCGCAGCACCTCGAACGGCTCGTCCGCCTGCGTGAAGTACACCGTCCCGCCGACGGAAAAGAAGTCCTTGACGCGCATGCCCTTTCGAACCATGAACGTCCCGCGCTCCGTGTCGTATTCGAGCACCGTGTTGTTTTCGCTCAAAATGTCGCTCTCGTTTTCCTTGATGCACATGGCCAGATAGTAGATGTGGTTGCACACGCAGGCTCTCGCCGCGCCGTCCATCCCCTCCATGCGCATCCGCATCGTTTCATACAGCGCGTCCCGGCTGAGCAGCCGCAGCGTGTTTCCGTCGTACAGGCCGATTCCGTTTTGCGACAGGTACAGCATGCTCGTCCTGTCCGTGCAGATGCTCCGCTCTTCGACGGGTCCATCCGTGCCGTATGCCTCCGTGATTGTGAAGCTGCTCGGGTCAGTGCCGCGAATTTCGAAGATCGTCCGTTCCTTCACCGCCAGCAGATACCCGCCGAAGGGTTCCAGCGCGATAAACTTGTCGCCGTCCCATGTCGGCTGGTTAATCATCCCGCCGCCCAGCTCCGGCGTTTCCGGCACGCCCGTCCAGTTGAATGGGTCGTATGGCCGCGAATAAAAGATGCTGTCCGGGTATCCTTCCGCGCCTGTCCCCCAGATGCGCTCCGCGTGCCGTCCCAGCGTCGCGAACTTCACCTCGGCGTATGCGTCGCCAATCGTCAGCGTTTTCTTTTCTACCCGAAGGTCGCTTCCGTATACCGCGATCATGCCGTCCTTCGCGTTGGAGAGGATCAGGATATCGACCGTCGCCCCGCCCTCCGTCGTCTCATAGGTGACGGAAGACCACACGTCACTCTTGTACCCCTCCGAGCGCTTCACCCAGCCCTCCGTTCCCATCGTGTAGGTGTAAATCGCGCCGCCCGCCGCCGCAACGTATACGTCCGCATCGTCCGGCCTCGTGCGCCGATAGAACCGCGCCAGCGTCTCAATCTGCGCGCCCAGCGCCGGAAACGCGCGGCTCGTGCCGTAGCTTGAAGCCAAAAGCCCGCGCTCCGTGCGGATGTTCTGCGCAAGGTAGGCGTAGTCGGTATTGATGTTCGTGTCGCCCGCCGCCTGATAGACGCCCTTCGGCGTGGGGATGGTGAATCGCCCCTGATAGTCGCCGTCTGAAATGCTCACCTTTGCTCCCTCCTTCGTCCCTTCATTCGATATTTTCCCCCTCTGCCTCCCTCCTTGAGGGAGGTGGTCGCCGCAGCGACCGGAAGGAGTCCCCGCAGGCGGCCAACGCCTTCACCTGCAATACCTCGCATCCGTAACATCATAAATGTGCTTGCAATGCGTCACGCTGCCCATGCCCTGCGGCCTCAGCCGCTGCATGCCCCGAAGGAAGCTGTTCAGATAGAACTGCGCCTGTCTCTGCTTGACCGGATTGCCGTTGGATAGATGCCGATAACAGATGTAGTCCGCCAGATACGCCTGCGCACATTCCGGGATTTGCGGCTCGTCGCTCCCGTCCTCCATCGGGTAAAACGCCACCTCGCATACGGCGCGCAGCGTCTTTTCCGCCAGATCGACCCGCCAGATGTGCAGCCCTCGTCCGTCCGGGTCAAGGTCGTAGCCCACGTCGCGGCCGTATTCGTCCCTCAGCTCCACCACGCGCGTGACCAACAGTCCCGGAACGGGCGCGTTCCCTTTCTCGTCCACATCGACGCAGAACGTCCGACGCGGTTTCAGGTATTCGCGAACCGCGATGTCATAGCCCATGTTCGCGTAGACCTTGAAACTCTCCTCGTATTCGCTCACGTCCTCCGCGTTCTCGTCCAGTTGACGAAGCGCGTGCGCGATCAACTGTGAAAGCGTCAACTGATCACATCTCCCCGCAGTTTTTCAGAATTTCCACCACCGCCGCCGGCATTTCGCAGACCGTCCCGCGCATAAAGTAAAAGCTCACGCCGTTCAGCCCAGCAAAAACCACGTCGTCCCGGCTGCCCGGTGCCAGCGGCAGGCTCACCTTCACCACCTCGCCGTCCGCGCAGCCCGCGTCGGCCATCAGCTTTTTCAGGTTCTCCTGCGTCTTTTTGCACTTGCCGGAAAGCATCACGCTCGTCTTTTTCATCGTCGCCGTCGTATTGATATTCGCCATTCTCTTTTCCTCCATTCTTTGTTAAAAACGGCGGTCAAGGCTTCCAGCCTTGCCGCCGATTGCATATAGGGGCTTTGCGATCGCCCCTATCACCCTTCGCGCCCTCGCAACGATACTTGCCCGTTCCCCCGTACCCCCTCCCCAAAGACCTCCCTCCTCGAGGGAGGGGAACCGCCCGCAGACGGTGGAAGGAGTTTACGCGCATCGCGCCTCCTATCACCCTTCGCACGTCCTTTCGAAGCCCCTTATACAACCCCGGGTGCAGGGTCGCAACCCTGCTCGTTTCAATGGGGGTTATGGGGTTCCTAGGGGATTTAAGGGGGAGAAATTCGAAATCTCCCCCTAATCCCCTAGGCCTAGCGGAGCGCGTGCCCCGCCCGCAGGCGGTGGAAGGAGTTTCTCGCCCGCAGGCGGTGGAAGGAGTTCTCGTCCGTCCCCGGTGGAAGGCGTTCCCGCCCGCACTCCGTAAAAGGCGTTTACGCGCTAAACCCGCACTCAATCCTCACCGCGTATTCCGGCTGCAACAGCTTCGCGCCAAAACCGTCCATCTTCCAGCCCACCGTGGAAATCTGGTCAAGCGGATCCGCCGTGCCCGCGCTGCCCGCCGGCTTGACGATCACGCGCGGCTTTGCGCCCTTGAGGCTCGTCACGCCGTAAGCGTACTGCCCCAGCACGATCACGCTCGCCACATCCGCGCCGTCCGCGCCCGTACCTTCGAAAATCTTCGCCTCGGTCGTCTCCACCAGCCGCACGCCGAACAGACGGCCGACCTCGCCCGTGTAGATGTTCTCCTTGTCCTGATACTGGCTGACCTTCACAAAGGCCTCGTCCTCCTGCAAGTCGTACATCGTGTCCGGGCCGATAATCGCCACGTAGTAGCCGCCGAATGTCTGGGCGTGGTTCTTCTTGAGCGTCTTGACCGCCTTGCGCAGCTCGCGGCTGGTCAGCTTGTCCGCCGCCGTCAGTTCGGCGCGGCTTGCCTTGCCGCCCGCGTAGATCACGTTTGCGCACTTCGCCAGCTCCTCGCGCACCACCGCGTCGATGCTTCGCGCGCCCGCGTCGCCAAACAGCTTCGTGCGGCGCATGATGTCCATGTCCAAATGCGTCAGATCGAGCTTGTCCGTGCAGCGCGCGTATTCGCCGTACTGCTGGAGCTGCACCGTCACCTCCGTTTCGGCCAGCATCACACTCTCGCCCGGATCGCCCTCGCTGAGCGCCTTCGTGTTCGTCTCCAGCGGAATCAGCTTGCGCATGTTCATCACCAAACCGCTGTGCGGCGGCATGCGGTGCTCGTCGCCAAACTGCAAGTGCACCAGATTCGGTTCAAACGTCCGCAGCAATTCGCGGTTGTAATAGGTCTGCATGCCCGCGCTCAGGGCGGAGCTGGTCGTCATGTTCGTGTCAGTATTCGTGTAAGCCATATGCTTCCTCCTCAATTTCGTCTGTTCATCGGGTCTCGCGGCCGTCCGGCGCTCATTCCACGCGCACCTTTCGTCCCGCCATCATCGCTTCCTGCGCCCTCTTTGAAAAGGCCGCAAACTCCCTGTCGCTCATCTGCTCGATTCGGCTGCCGGGGCGAACCGTCCCCGCAGCCGTCGTTCTGGCAATCGGCACCATGCCCTTTTTCGGCGCCGCCAGCATCCGCTTGAGATAGCCGCACGCCGCGCGAACAACGCCGTGGCCGTCAGCGATTTCCCGCTGCACCGCCTCGTCCTGCGTCATCGCGCCCAGTTCGCCGGTCGTCCAGCCATCCTCAAACAGCTCGCCCAGCCCCTGTCGAATCCCCGCAATCCATTCATCGTTCTCTTCTTCCTGCTGCTGTTCCGCCTCGCTGGTCAGGTTTTCTTCCAGCTCCTCCACGCCGATCTCCTCGTTCGGCGCAATGACCATGTTTTCTTCCATCTTGTTCTCCTTTCGCATCTCATCGAATTGTACGTCGGTCAAGGCCTCCGACCTTGCCGCCGATTACATATAGGGGCTTTGCGATCGCCCCTATCACCCTTCGCTTCCTCCCGACAATACTTGCCCGTTCCCCCGTCCCCCTCCCCAAAGACCTCCCTCCTCGAGGGAGGGGGACCGCCCGCAGGCGGTGGAAGGAGTTCCCTCCCGCTATCTCCATCGCACCGGGTTCACCCGTCGGTCAAAACCTCCGGTTTTGCCGCCGATTGCATATAGGGGCTTTGCGATCGCCCCTATCACCCTTCGCTCCCTCTCAACGATACTTGCTCGTTCCCCCGTCCCCCTCCCCAAAAACCTCCCTCCTCGAGGGAGGGGGATCTCCCGCAGGCGGTGGAAGGAGTTTCCCGCCCGCAGGCGGTGGAAGGAGTTCCCCCTTCTCATCCTGCCTACAGCGAACCATTCTCCCGAATCGCCCTCAGCACCCCTTCCTTGCTCCGATATCCCTCCATCAGCCGGATCACCGTCTCCGGCGGCAGCGGCGTCCCCGCGTCCGCGCAGATCTTGACCGCCTGCATCAGGAATTCGTTGTCGCTCTGAATCTGGTTGGGATTTCCGCGCTGCACCTGCACGCGCACCGTGTACGCGGGTCTGGGCAGCGCGCCGCCGCGCCTGTCCGGCGCGACCAGCTCGATGATTCGTTCTCGCATCCCGCCGGCCGAGTTCCACCCGCCGATGATCCGCAGCTTGCGTCCCGGCTCCATGTATTCGCTCAACACCCAGAGAATCTGCTCGATCATCCGCCTGAAAGCGTCCTTGAATCGTTCGCTGTGCCAGCGCGTGATCTTGCCGCCCGCCTCCTGCAAATAGTGGATGGCCGTGCCCGCCGTCACGTTCAGGCCGCCCTCGCCGCGCGTGAACTGATTCTGTCCGCAGTCCTGCTTCATCGTGTCGGCCATATAGCGCATCATCTCGTATACCTGCCCGTTGATCGGCGCGGCCTGCACCGTCTGCATCACCTCGCGGATGTCGTTGCCCTCCCACTCGATGATCGTCTTGCGCATATCGGCCACGTCGTCGGGATTCACGCCGCTCCCCCTTCGGATGAAGTGCCGCTGTATGCTCGATTCCCGCGCGTTGTCGTCGATGTATTTGGCGTATCGGTCGATTGCCGTCTGCGTGTCGTAGTAATCGTAGATCAGCCCCGTGCCGAACGGTTTGCGCCATGCGTCGCGGTATTTGTAGAGCACAAACGGATATTCCCCGTGCGCATACAGCCCTTCGGGGTATTCGCTCTCCGCGCCGTAGCCCGTCTCCGTGCTGAACAGCAGCGCCCGCCCCGCGACCTGCGCCATATGGACGCGCGTTTTCTTCACCTGCGCGTCGTATTTCTTGTACCAGAATTCCAGCAGCGTCACCCGCGTGTCGCCCTCCGGGATCTGCGCGTCGTCCTCGTCCGCTCTCGCGTATCGGTCGCCCGCCACATAGCCCTTCGCCTGCGGATAGTGCTCCTCCACCCATGCCACGCTCGTATGCGTCGCCTTGAAGCAGCCCCGCCCGTCCTGAATATCCTCGTACATCGGATCGGGATAGAAATCTTCGGGATGCCACGCCAGCACGTTCACCATGCCCTCGCCCTCCTCCAGATTTTCGTCCCAAAACACCTGCGCCACGCCCGTGCCCGCCACGATGGCGTCCTCCATCAGCGTCTGGTACTTGCCCGGCCAGCCCGCGCGGTAGAGCACGAAGCTCACCACGTCGTCCATTTCCTCGGCGCTCTGCGCGGTCTCTTCCCGCTCCGGCAGCATGACGGCTTCCGGCAGGTTGTCGATCTGGTCGGCGATCATGTTGTCCACGCAGCTTCCCAGCGTGTTGCCCGTCGGCGCGGTTCGGCTCTGCTCGTCGGGTTTTCGCGCCCGCAGCATGCGCGCCTTGCGCATCAGCTCATGTTCCTCCCCAAGCTGATCGTAAAAGCAGTCAAACAGCGCGTAAGCCCGCGCAACCAGCGCCCTTTCCCGTTCGGAAATCGGCTGATTTTCCGCCGCGTCCCATCGGCGCGCGGCCTCTCGCCTGTCGCCCACTTCGTTCATGGTTTTTTCCTCCTTTCCTGTTTTGGGGTTCACCCGCCGGTCAAGCCCTCCGGCCTTGCCGTCGATTGCCTATAGGGGCTTTGCGGTCGCCCCTATCACCCTTCGCTCCCTCTCGAAGCCCCTTATACAACCCCGGGTGCAGGGTCGCAACCCTGCTCGTTTCAAAGGGGGTTATGGGGTTCCTAGGGGATTTAAGGGGGAGAAATCGAAATCCCCCCCTAATCCCCTAGGCCCAGCGGAGCGTCTCCTCGGCGCAATCGGCCTTGACATCAAAAAATACCGCGTCTCGTCGTAGATGTGATCCTCGCCCGCGGTGTCAATGTCCTCCGGCCTGCGCGCGTCGTAGACCAGCGCCGGGATCGTCCGTCGAAAGTCCCGGCAGTTTTCGAAAACGTAGAGCATCGGCCGTCCTTCCTCGTCAAACTTGAGGCGCTCGTGCAGCTGCATCTTTCCCGGCAGCCGCGTGTTGTCCCCCTTCATAAAGATCACGCCGTTGAATACCTTTCGAATCTGCTCTTCCACGCTCAGTCCCCGGCTTCTGTCCCAGATGGCCGGGTCGGCAATGCCGCAGACGTGTATGCCTTCCTCAAATTCAGGCTCCATCAAGTCGGCCAACTGCCGCGCAATTTCTCCGGGCGGGCAGGTCACGCCGACGTTCGCCTCCCCCGGCACGCAGCCGTAAAGCTCCTTGTATCGGTAAACCCGTCCCTCCTCGTCCACCGCCCAAACGCCAAAAGAAAAAGGCCGCGTGTATCCGTGGTCGAAACTGACCACCCGCGTCCAGTGCCATGGAATTTTGAACGGTTTGATGACGTGCGTGTATAGCCCGTCCTCGTAATGCGCCGGATCGTCCACAAACTCCGGGAAAGCCTGCCCGTCGAATGCGTCCCACTTTCCCAGAAGCAGCGCTTCCCGCAGCGCCTTGGGCTTCTGCTCCAGCTCCACGATGTAGTCCCGCGTGATGTGCGGATTGTCCATCGCCGTCGCCGGGATGTATTCGATCCGCCTCACGCTCACCCCGCCGAGGATGCTGCTTTCCACCGTCGCTTCGGCGACGCGCTGCCCCGCGCCCGTCGCGTCCACGAATCGTGCCTTCACCCATGCGTGCCCCGGACCGCCGGGGTTGCTCGCGCAGCGGACGCAGGGCGTGATGCCCAGCCGCTTTTCCGCGCGCAGCCTCGTCCGGAGGTAGTCGTACATGGGCTTTGTGAAATGCGTCAGCTCGTCGAAATACAGCCAGTGGATTTCCGCGCCCTGATACTTGAGCAGCCCCTCGCCCTCGTTGCTCAGGTGGCAGAAGTGGATAACGCTCCCGTTGCTCAGCCGCAGCTCATGCGCGCTGGCGACGTATTTGCCCAGCTCCTTCGGCGCGATGCGCATCATCGTGCGCACCAGCGTCATTTCCAGCTCCGGGTATGTCCGCCTGAATAAATACGCGTGCGTCTGCGGATATTTCAGGCATCGCATCAGCGCATCCCAGCAGATGGCGTAGCTCTTTCCGCCGCCCGCCGCCCCGCCGTAGAGCACCTCGTCCGCCGTGCTCGCGTGAAACGCCAGCTGCTTGCCCGTCGGACGATAGGCCAGCTCAAGCTCCATGCCTTTCCTCCTTTCCCTTTTCCGCGCTTTCCGGCATACCCAGCGGCGGCGCGCCCTGCGCGAATCGAATCACCACGTCGCTCCGGCTCTCCTTGGGCACGCGAACGCCCGCCCGGTCGAGGATGTCCTTCGCCGCCCTCTGGCTGATCGTTTCGTTCACCTCGCCGTCCAGCAGCAGCGCCGCCTGCCGCCGCGCCGCCTCTTCCGCGCTCTTGTTCACGCAGATTTGCGCCCGCAGCTTGGCCGCCTCGCTCCGCTTTTTGTAGGTTTCCAGCCTCGCCAGATCGCCCAGCACCGTCTTGGCCTGCCGCAGGCTGATGCCCAGCCGCGCCGCAATCTCCGCTTCCTCCCGATTCTCCTCAAAGTACAGCCGAACCACCTCGCTCTTCATGCTCTCCGTCATTTTCATCGTCATCCCTCCCTTCCTTTGGGCATATAAAAAGCCGCTCCCTTTCGGAAACGGCTCATGCCCATTTGATGGTCGTCTAGGAGGGCTCTTTCGTTCCCTCTTTGACTGATTCTATCATACCACACCTTTTTCCGCGCCGCAAGCTGACATTTGGGGGACATTTAGCGGACGCCTTCCGGACATTTTCCGGACATTTCCCGGACATTTTCCTGACGTCTCCCGTTCGTCCGCCCGCATATTTTTCTCATTCCTCCGCCTTTTCCTCTTTCTCAATCTCCCGCTTGTATCGTCGGATCTGCCGCTCGCATCTGTCCGTGATCCGCGCCGTGTCCTCCAAATTCATCCCGCAAATGTAGTAATATAAGCAAAATGCGTATGCGCCGCTCTTCATGCCGATCATCGCCTCCCGCGCTTCCTTTTCGTAGTCGCGCAGCCGTTTTTCTTCCCGCTTCAGCGATTCCTCCAGCGTTTCCCGCAGCATGACCTTCATTTCCAGCCCGCGCGGCAGGCCGCCCTTTCCTCTGGGCATCCCGTCGAGCGCCGCCGCGCCGATCGCCGCCTTCGTGTCCTCCAGCCGCTCGCGCAGCTCCCGCACCAACCTTGCCTGACTTCTCACCCTCAGCAGCGCCTGCTTATCCTTCTGTGTCATCGTCTCAAACTCCCCTTTTGCTTCCGCCGTCCTGTCCGGCTCATCTCTCCGTCTCAGCGTTCCATGCTTCCGCCTGTCTCAGCGGTTCTTCGCACATTCCGCAGCCGTCACATTCTTCCTTGAGGTGCAGCACACAGGAAAACGCCATTTTCTCCTCCTCAAATCCGCGTCGTCTTTTCTCACCGTCTTCATTCCGTTCGCATTCCGGGGCAGTAATGCGAACGTATGTTCCCATTTTACGCGATACGCCCCGCTTTGTCAACCCGGTCTCCCGTCCAAAACCGTCTGTTTCCGCCCTATTTTTCCCATCAAAAAAACGGGCTGAGCCCGCTTTCAT